TCGTTGACGACCTCCTCTTCAGAAGTGCCGCCGCTACTCGAAGCCGCCGCGGGGATGGCCGCGTCGCGCAGTTCCTTGAGCTCGTCCTCAACCTCGCCCTCTCCCTTCTTGTTGGCGTTGCCATTCGCGGGGATATTCACGACGGAGATTTCGAGGAGCTGCATCTGGTCGTAGTAGTAAGTCTCGTTCTTTTCACGCGGGCCTTCTCCCTCCTTGTCGGACCAGTGGCCCTTGATGGGGATGAAGCCCACAGAGACGGAATTGATGGACCCGAAGAGAACCTTCTGATAGACCTTCTCGGCCAGCTCGTTGATGGCGGCCGGCTCGAAGGTGATATCCACCAGCAGCTTCTTATCCTCAACGTAAGCGTGGCCCTTGCCGATGACGAAATCAACGTCTTCCGGCTTCCAGGAGCTGTAGATCTGGTGATTGTAGCCGATGATGGGATTCTTCTCAAAGCGCGAGAGATCCCAGCCTTCCTGAAGAAGGATGGTGTGCGCGGAGTCACGGGACTCGTCAGATGCGACGAAGGTCACCGTGCGAGTCTCCTCATTCGTTTTGCGGATTTCCGCGCTGAAGTTGCGAATCTTTACGTTATCCATATCGTTGTTGTTATTCGTTTGGCGCGGCAGAAGGGTCCACAACCTCGCTGTTAAGCGGCCGCAGGAAATAATCGAGGCCTTCCTTGCGCTCCAAACCCTCCAGGGCACGGGCCTCGTTCGGGGTCATGTAGCCATCAAGGATGGCGCCGTGGTAGTACTTGGTTCTGGCGTCGGTGTTGCCGCGCATCAGGCCGTCCAGGTTAAACTTGACGGCATACATGTTGGCATCCTTTCCAAGGAAAAGCTTGTTCTCGAGCTCAACCTCCAGACGCTTCACAGTGGGCCGGAGAGAGAGCTGGACGAACTGGGTGTTCTGTTCCTCGATGTTCGAGTAGGTTGCGTGGGACAGCTCCGCCAACAGGTGCGGAGGGACATTCAGGATCCGGCAGATATCATCAATGGAGAAGATTTCGCTCTGCACGAGCTGGGCAGCGATAGGGTCTATGGAGAGCTGCTTGTACTTAATGCCATATTCCAGCAGCGGAGAGTCGAAGTTCTGGCCGACCTGGCCAAAATGATTCATGAAGGCCTTGTACTCGTCGTCACCCAGGTGGTTGTCGGTCTCCATGACGCCCTTCACCTGGCCACCCTTGGTGTAGAACTCGCTGGCGAACTTCTCCGTAGCGATAGTCTTCCCGAGGGCCATAGCGTTCCGCACTACAGGATTCTCGCCCTTCACGCCGTCCAGGGTGACCAGCATGAAGTGCAGCATCTCGTAATCCTGGTACAGGCCGCTCTGCCATGTGAAGCGGGAATCAGCCTGGGTAACCTGATACCATTTGTGGCCCTTGTCGTTTACGGTAACGCGAACACAAGAGGGGTGCACCTGGTACAACGCTTCGGGCACGCCGCCGGGACCCCACTTGATGATCGCGTAAGCATTTCCCCAGCCAACGAGCCAGGTAACGATGCAGTTCCAGAAATCGAACTTGTTGGTATAGGGATTCGGCCGATGATCGATAAGCGCGAAGGCCGGGTGCTCCTTGTCATTCACCCAGCCTTCAGAAGTGTCGCGCTTAATATACTTGGGGAAGGCCGCAATGTTCTCGGATATGATGCGAATGCCGGCGTACAGGGCCGTGATATTGAGGGCCGAGTGGTTATTTACCGAGACGCCGAAGTTAGGGAGGTGGGCAAGACCGGCCGGATTCAGGACGCTTCCATCAAGAGAAAGATCCCCGGCGGCCGCGCCTCTGCGCGCCGATTTTCCTCCGAATATGCGGGACAGGATAGGCATTTGCGTCTTTTTCCCGCAAATTTAGCTATGCTAAACGCCTGTACTTGGGACATTTGTCCTTTTTTAACGGTGACGGTCCTTAAATTTACGGAACGCCTCGTATGACGGGAAGCGCTCTATGCCGTACTTCTCCTCATGCTCCTGCTCCATCTTGTCATAGATCTGCCGCAACGTGTCCTGGCGGCCGATTCTGCGGAGCCCCTGAAGTCGGCTCCAGAACACTTCTACGAATCCGCTCCTGGTTGCCATTTTAGTGATATCATCCATGGTCATATGGTCATAGCTTTGGTACTGTGTGAAATTTCATATCAGTGTATATCTCGCGCGAGCCCTGCTCCGCGGTCTTGTTCAGCCAGCCTCCTATCGCGTCCACCGTGGCAACGACGCCATCTATCTTGTTGCGGCTGCGGGCCTTGTCCAGCTTAATGTTGGCGTTCGGATCCTTGTATATGACAACGTTGCGAAACATCCACCGGATGACCGGATTTCCGCAAAAGTTGACGCCATGCTTCAACACCCGGCTCTCCAGGTCCTTGGTAGGAACGCTCATGTAGCGGATATCCTGCCGGTACTCCATCAGGGCATCCTCATACTTTCCGAACCGGTTCTTGAGGTCCCACATCCCCCAGGGATCGAACGCGATGCACTTGACCTTGTACGGAGCCATGGCATTGAACAGCCGAGTCAGCCACCACTCTTCATCCAGGACTCGCCCAGGACAGACAGTGAGCCAGCCCTGCTCCACCCAGAGCCGGTAATCCACCACGTCTCCGCGGCCCTGGTTTTCCGTTAGCTTACTCTCCGGAACAGTGAACAGGTAGCGAACCACGTTGAACTTCGGAAAGAAGAGGGCTGCGGCTGTAAGGTCACTCTTGGATGCCAAGTCGATGCCAACGTAGCATTCCTCCCCAATGAGGTCTTCGTCAGATACAGGCTCGTTGCATGCTGCCACGTCATCATCCGGGATCCACACCTCAGGGGCATCTACCCACATATTGAGGTTCTTTGTCTGAAACGCAGCCAGCGTGCTGCCGCCCTTGTCCTTCGCTTCCTGGCACTCATCCTCCATGTACTTGCGGCCCAGGGATACGCCGAAGTTCGGGTTTACCTTGGCCCAGGTGGCCGGATCATCCCAGGCATCTCCATCGTCCGGCTCGTAGAGCATGATGAAGTGGTTGTCCTTCTCCTTGATGCCGAGCATCACCTGGCGAAGGAATTCCAGATCATTGAAGTAAGGATACGAGGTGTCGGTGCCGGCTGTGGAGATAGAGAAGATCAGGGGCTGACTACGTGCGCCGATGCCGGTCTTCAGAACCTCGTAGATCTCATTCGTTCTCCAGGCATGCCGCTCGTCGCAGATGCCGCAGTGGATGTTGAGACCATCCTTGTTCTTTGTGTCCTTACTCAGGGGCTTATAGGCAGAGGCGGTGTCCTCGACGACTATACTACCCTTCCTGAAGTACCTGATTCCGCTTCCGTCTTCCAGGAGGCCAGACGCCTTTGCAATCTCCACTGACGCATCGAAGCATATTTTCGCCTGGGCCTTATCGACAGCGGCGGCGTATACTTCGGCAGCTGGCTCTCCGTCAATGATGAGCATGATGAGGGCGATTATGGCCGCAAGTGTTGTCTTCCCGTTCTTACGCGGCACATACACATCAGCGTACGTGTACTTGCGTTTCTTGGTTGCCCTGTACTTGATACCGAATATCGAGAGAAGCACAAACCACTCCCATGGCTCCGGTTCAAATGTTTTGCCGGCCCATTCTCCCTTATAGTGCTTCAAGCCCGTATACCCGGTGCCGGCCTTCCCGCGAATGAAGAGGGTGATGACCTGTATCGCCTTGCGGTCAAAATACAGGTCTCCGCCATCCTCGCACCGTGCCATATCCACATACCAGCGCTCGACGGCCTTTCGTATCATCAGACAAGAAGGCAGCTCTCCGCTCTGGACAGAGGCGGCATACTCGTTCACTATGGTGATGGGGGATCTGGGCATTTGTTTCCGGTTATTTCCTGATGGAATTATCTGACTGTCTCTACATATTATCCCAATTTTCTATGCGAAATGCCGTCCTGCCGATGGCGTCCCGGCAAAGACACACAGCCTTCTGTGTAAGCCATCGTTTAGGGTTGGTTACAGAGCCTTTCTCAAGGCTGGATAACAGCGCAAACTCCGCCTCAGCAGAACAAGCGTCCGCAAATGATTCCGGAACGTGCGCCCTGCTCTGGGTAATTCTTACAAGACACGAGTGGAAATTCTCGATTAGAACGATAATATCCTCGCGATTCCCCTTATAGAATTGAAGGGAAGCATTGAGCCACCGAATTTCTTCTTCTATTTTGCTTATTGATGCGGCGTGGGTTTTCTTTGATTCCCTGATCTTTGCGCTTCGCAAGTTTAATTCAGTGCGTGTTATAAACTCACCGTCTTTCGTCACAACATACTTACGCGAATCAAATGTTGTCGGATCTATCTGCTTATCTACGCAAAAACGAAACTTCGCCCTGGATACAGTGGTACATTTATCACCCCTGAGCATACTGATTGCCTTTCCTTGGTGAATCAGGCGCCAACCTCCCCGCCTATCCTTTACGACAAGCTCATCATGTTCATTGATTCCGTAGGTATCGAATCCAGGCATTGTTCTTACACTCATAGGAAAATCTTTTTTGCGGCAGCCCTCTTCGCGTCGTCGTCTGAATGAGCATAGGTGTTCAACGTGGTTTGAACGTCACTATGACCAAGAAGCTCCGCTGTAGTACGGACGTCTACCTTGGCCTGGAGTAGCCGCGATGCGTAGGTATGGCGAAGGCTATGGAAGGACCTGTAAGGAATACCAACTTCGCGACAAAGTATCTTAAACCTAACTCGCAGAGTTCTCGGCTCGAGAAAAGGCATTTTATTTGTAGAACATGCAGAACTGATATATTGGTCTTCAGAAATCTTATACAATTTCTGGTAGGTCTTGAAATACTTGGCGAGCCAGGAAGGGATAGGGATACACCTCGCTGATGCGCCGCACTTTGGTGGGTTAATATAGAGCTTCGTTTTGCCCGTCCCCTCATAGATACGACCAACGGTCCGGCGCACTGATATGGTGTTGTTTTCAAAGTCGAAGTCTCCAAACTGAAGACCCGACAGCTCGCCTATTCTAAGCCCAGTCAAGGCGGCCAGGGCTACAATCTTATCGAAGTGCGAACCAGATTCCTTGCAGTGCTCAACAAGCGCCTCGAGCTCTTTGTTGGTGTATTTCTCGCGTTCTTTCTTCTGGCGGGATGATTTCGTTGGCCAAATGATAATAAAGGAAAGCAGCGGCTTATCTTGCTCGAGGCTCCAAAGCTTGAGCATATTTTTAAGCACAACAATCTGATCTCGAATAGTGTTAATACCGAGACCCTCCTCCACCTTTGAGTCAACGTACTTTTGCAATGTAGAATTTCTCACCTCGTCCATGTCGATGTCCGAGAAGGCAGCCTTCAAGTGGGTTTCCCAACTTAGCGAATAAGATGCAAGGCTTGTTTCCTTCACATAGCCTTGTTTCTTCGCCTTGTAAATTGGCCAAAACTCTCCGAATTTCATATAACAATCACTTTTGAAAAACCAAGACAATCATCTTTCTCGTTGATAAGTTGATAAGTAGCCTTATCCTTCTGCTCAAGAACATCGCCATGATGGACTACCCCAACAATCCCGCGTATAGAGAGATTGAGCAGCAGAATAGGGATAGAGCGATCAGACAGTTCCCAGCATTCGATTGGGTTCTTGGAAGGAAAGAAGTCGAAAGGGATGTGCTCCTGAGCCTTTCGCCACCAGTCAGCAATAAGCATGGATCCGTTGCCGGCAGTGGGCTCGTATGTAGCCCCATCCTTTACTCCGGTAAGTGTAGACGAGAGGACACCTAATGAGTGCGGTGTAAAGTCCTGCTTCTTTTCCTTCCGCTCGGAAAATTCTCCCTCATATATGGACTGGAACCAGTCTCTGGAGACATCGTATTCATTCAGCTCAAGCAGCTCGCGATAGATGCGATCCCGCTCTGGGCTATTACTCGTCACCACCGGCATAATAGCCTCCGGCAGCAGGCGCATGTCGTTCACGTTGAAGATACGGAAAAGGTCTTCTTTTTTCATATCTGTTTCTCCTTTTATTCCATCATTTGTGACGATTGTTTCACCGCCCTTATGTTCAATAATCATTTCTTTCTTGCGTTAAGAACCTTGCCGAGTTCAACCATATCCCGGAGAACATCATCCATTGTGCCGCCCATCCAAGATTCATATACATGCTGGGCCGCCTTCTCCAGTTCCACTTCCGGCTGCTCTTGCTTTACAATCTTCCACTTTCCGTACATCTCGCAAGCATCCACCCATTCAACTGGGATGAAGTCCTTGCCGGGGATGCCTGGCTCTTCAATACCTGGAAGCTCCGGCTGCTCCTGCTCCCGTCCCCTCATCTCGTCCATGTACTTATCTACATCAACGCCTTTCCATGTCTTGCGGGCCTTAGCAATACACTCATTGAGGTATGCCTCATCGTATCCCCTTGTCGGCTGCTCCTGCTGGAGCGAGATAATGAAATCGCGAAGGCAGGAAAGTTCTTCGTATCTAACGATATTTGCTGTTGCCGGGAATTTACCATCTGGGAGCTTACAGTCCCCCATACGGCTTTCTATCTCGGCTATGAGCTTGTCTGCTGGAATGTATGTGTTCATATTACCTCACTAATTCAAATTCATAAACATATACCCAGGGGTTCCTGGCCCACGTTCCTTTACCAGACACCTTGTCAATAAGGGCAGCAAAAGCTTCGCGAGGCGTATCGCCATCCAACCATATACGTTGCCCGGTTGTTTTCAGAAATCCGACATAGAAACGTCCATTAACGAAACTCATTCCTTCCCTCACGCATTCCTCGTCGCTAATGTCCTGGAGGCGCTCAATGCTGACGGAGGTGATGCGGATCTGGTGGGGCATGAGCTCGGCCTTCACGAACATCTTGTTACGGTATCCGAGTGTTTTGAGAATGCTGCCTTTCAGTGTCAAAGGGAGTCCGTCCCGCTCAATTTCCTTTTCAATTTCGCTGTAGCTCTGCGCCACAGCCACAACCTCGAGCGCCTTGTATGATGAATGGCGAAAGAGGTATTCAAGAATACTGTCGCAGTAGTAGGCGCGCTCTCGAAGCTTCTCTGAAATAATCCTCCTGGTCATAGTTTTGCGTCCTTCCAACACGGCCTGCGTGAGCCTAAACCGGTCATCAAACATTATCTTTTTCATGACTAATAATACTTTTCTGGATGAAGATTCTTGTCTAGTTCAATCCTGGCCTTACGCTGCTTCCAGGCCCGCTTCAGTGACTCACTGCGTTTCGCCCTGGTCTCGGGGCTCTCATGGTGCCCAGCTTTAAACTCGCCGGCGGGATTGTTTCTCGTGCCCTTCTTGAACCGCGTGGCGGTGTTGGTTGATTTCTTGAGTGCAGCGGAGGCCAGTGCTGATATATCCTTCCTGCGGTCCGTCAGGAATCCGGGCCTCTTCTCGATTCCGAGCTCGCGAGCCTTCCGGATCATGGTCCGCAAGGATACACCTAGCATCGTAGCGAGCGGCCTGTTGAACATGGTGGGGAAATGTTCTCGCAGCAGCTTCAGCTGCTCGGGCGTCCAGATAATGCCATAGTGATCCTTCTTCAACCCAATCTTCGATGCCCTCACCGCGGTAGCCTGGTAGGAGCGGCCCAGCATGCAGGCCACCTCTTCGATGGTGTGCCGGCTCCATTCATTGCGGAGGATCTGGTCCTCCATCACTGTCCATTTACGGCCTTTCATGCGCTGTAATCCCCCTTGATGAGAGTGAAGCCAACATAGCATTCGCTGCCGATGTGAATACTTAGAGGGATGCCATAGCGCTCGTCGTTTTCGAAATCGGGACCGTAGATCTTTTCCGTGACGTTCTTCTGCGTATTTGCGAAATTCCGCAGCCTCCAGGTTAGATCATCGATCTCCTGCCGGGTAAATACACAGTGATCGTACTGCTTTGCGATCATGAGCGTATTCTTCTGCCAGACACGGAGCCCGCTCGTGGAATGCCGGCCGACCTCGCAGAGGTAGCGTTTTTCGGGCCTGTAGTTGCCAATGGCGTCAGCATAGTAGCGCAGCGTGTTTGCGGAGGCGGCATCGCCGGCTTCCTCGGCCTTCTTGGCGGCCGCGCGAAGGTCGTCTTCGAATGTGAAGTGTAATGCGAGAAATCGTTTCATGGTTTATATTTTTATATATTTATATATTCATATCACTGCTCATCCACGCCTTCATCGGGCTCCTCAATAACAGCGGCGAAAAGCGCCTTGATGCCTTTCTTTTTGGGCTCGTTATCGAACAGGGCAGCGGCCTTCAGCCGGCTACGGCTCACGGGGTCAAACCCGAAATTGGAGCC